GGCGCAGATAGCCGAGCTCGAAACACAGGTAACTAATTAACTATTATGGAGATGTGAAATGGATATTGGAACTGGACTTACAGTCTTTAGCGGTGCTTGTGTTGTGATAACTGGAATTTTGAAATTCTCCCCAGAAAAAAAGAGATCTGAAAAGAATAAATTTATAACTGTTAGAGAATTTGAAATTTGGGAGGATGGGTTTAACAAGCGTTGGATAGATCTAAGCGAGTGGATCAAATCAATTCATGCTGATGTAAAGACACTAATGGGTAGGAAGTAGGAGTGATATGTATATACCTAAGGATTTCAACTTGTATGAAGTACTTCCAAGAGATATTTATGAAAGTACTATGCGCTACGGAGACAGAAGATGGATGTGGTTCGACGTTAGACTACTGATTACATTACAAGAGCTAAGAAATAACGAGGGTAAAATTACAATAAACGACTGGCGATGGCACGGTAATAACCAGTACAGAGGTTATCGTCCATTCGACTGTGAAGTTGGCGCACAGTATAGTCAGCATAAATTTGGTAGAGCAGCTGACTTAATCTTTGCCAATACAACTGCAGAGAAAGTTCGACAGAAGTTTCTTAGCAACCCTAAAAGTTATCCGCACATTACCTGTATTGAACAAGATGTATTCTGGTTTCACTTTGATGTAAGAAATTGGAATGTTCATAGACATGGAATTTTAATCGTGTAAAGGAGGGATTATGGGAATATTAGCTACATTTTTTGGCGCACCTAAAGTAGTTGGTGCTATTGCAGATACAGTTAAGGCCGGTGTTGGAATGCTCGACAACGCATTTTATACAGAACAAGAAAAATCTGCAATGGCCTTAAAAACAGGGGAATTATGGCTGAAGATTCAGGGTGCTATAGCAGATGAGAATTCGATTAGATCTGTAATTCGCCGGGTGTTAGCTTGGATGATTATGGGAAGTTTTGTTTCTCTGATTATTTTTGCCTGTCTTATATGGAAACTCTACCCATTTTGGGCTGAGTACATTAAAACTACCATTGTAGATACTCAGCTTGGTTACCTTGCATTACTAGTTGGCTTCTTCTACTTTGGTTACTACGGTGTGAAAGGAGTAATGAAGAAATAGTAAAGAAGGGAGAGAACGCTAACTGTTCCCTCCCTTTTTCTTTACTAAGGTTTCTGTATAAATAGCATTGTCCTGCAATCAGGATACATCACATCTTCTGCAATTAGTTCAACACTAACTAATTCTCGAGAAGTCCTAAAACCTAGATCGTGTTGGTCAAGATGTGCTCTAACTAATGTATATGCTTTATCCGTATCTTCAGCTACAACATATGATATACCATAAATAGGGCCAATAGCATTTGTTGTCATACCTTGTAGTGTTACTTTGTATAACTTCATATTATTTGTTTACCTCCTTTATATATTTGTTTCAATGTTATATATCTATTTCTTGCTCCAATACAAATATTCTGTTGAGTGTATGGGTTAGTAGAATAGTCATAAGTATTACGAGACGACATTCCTTTGTAGATTAACTTCCTTAACTTCTTTGCAACTGTTCCTCTCATTTTATCTCCTTTTGCTTTCCAATTGGATTAGAACCTTTGTTTATATTAAAGGTAGTTCCGACTAGCACAATAAAAAGTCTCCAACCATACTTAAAATCATCAGCCTCAATATCGTACGCCCTTAATTTCCAGATAAACCAAGGTAGCATAAGTTTAAGTGTAAGTTGTTTTCTGGTTTTCTTGATATTCACACTGTAATTTATACCAAGATGCAATCGTTTATTAGGATATATTTTATGTATCATTCTATCTCCTTTATCCTTGGTTTACAGCACCATACCAAATTCCTTTCTCGTCCTTTGGCCCTTTATATGTTCGTTTAACTGTACCTGTTTTTATTAAAGTATCCATTACATTGTCAAACTTAGATGAATCAAGATCTCTCCAGACAATTGTCATCAACTGCTTCTCTGATATCCAACCATAGTTTCTAACAATCTGTAAGACATTTGAGACTTCAGCAGAGATATCAGATTTACCAATAGCCTTAAACGCATTACCCATGATATTCTCTACGCCTTTGATTTCTGCTATTGCTTTTTCTATATGGCTCCACTGCATTACCATAGTGTTTGATTCAGCTGCTGCACATAACAAAGCTATCTTAATAATGTAAGAGGGCTTCCTTGAGTACCACCCGTCGAAAGATTTATCTGAACACAGTCGTTCTCCTGCTTCATCTTCATCATAATTATTATACCAATCAACCCAGTTGTTAACACAATGTTCTGACATAAAATACTCACCAGAAATACGACTCATCTGGTACAAATCTTTCTCTAATTTTTCTTTTAACTTGTAATCTTCTGGAGTCATTATTGGTATAGCAACTGATTTCTTTTTCTTCTCTGCCCAAATAAACATGATACGAGAAGTCAAGCCACCACCAACCGCAGATGCTGGAAGGGAACTTGCTAAACTATCAGGTGTAGTTGCTGCAAGAAAATTTAACCAAGGTCTGATAATCTTAGTGGAACTGCTATGTCTTGTTCTACTTGCCCATTCATCGGGACAATCAAAAAGATCAGTGAGAGCTACAAGCATTCTTGTGTTCTCTTTCTTTTGCCCGAGAAAAGATTCAAGTTCTTTGGAGACTATATTAAGTGAACTATGTCTAAGCATTGTGCCATCAGCTGCAAGCTCATCGAGTGCTGCTAATTCAATATCATCTGTCATTGCTTCTTTAGTTGCTGAGTCAGCGCTCAGTATGATATCAGGAATTGTTGTAAGAAAATTCATGCCGTACTTAATTGCCTGTGTCTTTCTTGCTACTCCTGGTTCAGCTACTAACACAACATAGATATTAGGATAATAAGTAAGCCTCCCAAGTTGAAGATTAACTTTCCTACGTAGCGCTGCAGCGATAACAGAAAATCCTACCCATCTATCAAACACTCTTGCTGGTTCAGTGTTTTCCATTAATTCTAAATACCCATCTAACCAATTGGTAAGATGTCTGCTCATAATACTCTCCTTAGCTAAGACTCGTTAGTAATGCTTTAAAATCTTTATCACTATTCTTCTGTACCATAACTCGTTCTCCTTGCAATGAAATTAATTTGTTTACAAGTGCTTGTAATTCATTAATTGTTTCATTAAGCTGAAAGTTTACACAACCATGCATACCATTAAGAGAATCTAAATTAACTATAATAGGAATAACAATAACAGTATACGTCCTAATAAGTACTTTTATATCTGGTTTAACAATGTGAAAAATTTGTATTCTATTTATCTGGTCTTTTACAACAGTAAATTGTGTTGATGGTTCTTTAGTTAAACTTCTATAAATTTTTTGCATCATTTGTTGTCTTCTAGGTATAGAAGAAACTGTAATAACAACAGTCTTTTTATTAAGTGAACCCATACTTTCTCCTGATTAATACATTTAATAATTGCTTAGGCGTTTCTACACGTATATGAGGTAGTTCTATTCCTCTGTTATACGATGTATCAATGACTATAACGTTAGTATAGTCAGTTAAATTTGGATTATCTTCTATTAATGTATCGTGTGGTTTAAGGAATCGTAACTTATCAACAGTATAATGTACAGTAGGAACACGGGTATAGGGGCTAAAATTCTTATGTAGCCAGAACTCCGTTCTTCCTATCCATTCTTCAACCTGATTACTTATAATTTCTATTGGTTCAATGTACTTATGATACATAGCAATTACATCGAAATACTTTGTCGGTTGCGCAGTTACAAGTAAAACAGGATGTTTGTTAAAGAACTGTATAAACGAAAATTTTTCGGGACCTATTGAACAATCCCAAGTAGTAGTTCGAATTGCAGCACTCCCAAGTAAATCTCTTAACACTCCATCTATGTCACTGTATACCATCGTTAACCACCTTCGTATTCTGACATTTAATATCATGCGGCATAACTTTAACTAACTTAAATATCTTTATTCCATCAGGTATAATAAACCCAAAGGACTCATCCAATTCTAATCTGTTAAGAAGAGCAAAAATATTTAAGGCTGCTATAAATTGTTTATCTTCTTGTCTCCTTGACGAACCTAAATCAAGTAGTGCTCCATCTTTAGTCACACACGTTTGAATAAACTCTTTTTGTATCGGTGTCATATCGTAGCCAAATGTTTTTACAAAATCTTTTACATCTATCATTTACTACCTCCTTACGTTTCATGCAAATATATCATAGTGCATTTGTGTACAGCCATTCTGGTTTATCCTCTATCCATAAGTCTGGAAAAATTCCTAATGCAGCAAGGTAGGGTAACTTAGCTTTTCTTCCAGTGTAGTATACCCATGATATTTGTGCTCTTAATTCTATTAATTTATCTGTTGTCTCATGTGAATACCGCATAGTGGCACAGATTACTTCATGCTTTGCTTCAGTAAATAAAATTATAACTTTGTCAAGTATTTCTGGAAACTTTGTGTATGTTCCGTCGTAATCAATACAGATTAACATTGTATTACTCCTTTGCTACGCTACATTACGCCAATTAATTTCTACATCCTCACCACCAGCCCAAGCATCACCAACTGTAAAGTCACAATCAATATAAATTTCTTCTTCTTTATATTGAATAGGCATTATCATAGCTTCACGCATAATTCTAATTGTTTCGTCTACATGCTTATTCTTTACCATTGTATATACAGCATCATGCAACTGTAATAAAATAGTTATATCAAATGGTATCGTAAGAAGTCTATTGTATAACTTTAATAATGCTGTGTTAAGTAAGTCACCAATTGTTGACTGTGGAATAAACGAGTAAGAGCTACGAAATAAATCATCACCCCATCTGTCAAGAAATCTGTGCTGGCGTTTAAATAGACTTACCAAAGTACGAGATTGTTTTAACTTTTGCTGAATCGTTTGATGCCATATACGCAAACTGGGATTAGCTTTATGGTACAATTCCATAAGCAATTTTGCTTCAGATAATTTAATTCCGAGTCTGTTAGCAAGAACTGTCGGGCCGGCAGAATAAGATGTTGAATGCCGAACTGTCTTACCAGACTCTCTTTGCTCTTTTGTAACTGCATTTATATCCAGTAAAAGCATTCTGGCTATAGTCATTTTATGGATATCGTACATTTTCTTTTCTGTCTTAGACAGACCAAACGAATCTTTGAACATCTGCTTTAACTTTTGGTCCCCAGTAATATACGCAACAATAACAGCTTCAGCCTGTGAATAATCACCTTGAATAATTTTATACCCTTCAGGTGCCATATACATTTTTCTAGCTTCCTTAGGAATGTTTTGCAAATTACCACTACCATAAGGAAGAATGATAGATTTACTTGAACTCCACCTACCAAAGCCACGTTTAGTTTTCTTTGTATCCTCTTCATCGTCACTGGATGCCCCTGTTATATTGTAACTTGTATGGACTTTTCCTTCAGGAGAAAGTTCAATGTCAAGGAACCGACTGACTAATACGTCAGCTTTTTTATAATCCAGAATTAAATTAAAGACTGAATTGTCAGGAACAAGACGTGACAATACTCTAAGTGCATTAGCATCTGTTGTCATTGTTAACTTATCTTTTTTAGACTTTCTACGTTTGTACTGCACAGGAAGTTTAAGATCAATATAAAGAAGTTGTTGCATTTGTTTTGGACTATTGAAGTTAATCTTCCTCCCAATAATTGTAAACAGTTGTTGCTTTAATGTATCACGTTTAGTTGACCATTCCTTTACTAGCGCTGCTTGTTTCTCCCGATTAACTTTAATTCCCTGTAACTGGAGCATCAGTGCAACAGGAATAAGACTCATCTCAAAATCAAATGTATGCCGAACTTTCTGCTTATCCAATTCTGCATCTAATACTAACGCGATACCTAGTGTATTAGCGGCGTCAGCTGGATTGTAGACAGAAGACTTTGAGGAATTCTTCCACGGATTTACGTCTAAACAAATTGAACCGAGAAAACCTAAGTCACGCGGAAGTTCGGGCCAGCAAGTATGCGCTGCAATTAGTGTATCCATCCAAAGATTCTCTACAAGTATATGATTGTTATACCAGAGAACACCGATATCGTAAGCTCCATTCTGCATAACATTTTTCTTACACGCAACGAGTCTACTAAATACCTGCCAAAGTCTAAGCTCATCTTTTTCAGGCAATGCAGGTGCTCTACCTTTTAGCAAAAAGATAGACATACCAAAGTTAGGGTCATGACTAAGACCTAACTCCTCAATATGACTGCCGGGTTGTACAGTTTCTACATCAATAGAAAGTTTATCCCATTCAGGATGTGCTATACATTCTTCCATGTACGTAATAAATTGCTGAACATTTACATTCGGTACAAATGTCTGTATGTCTTCGAGTGTTTTAGCAAACTTACTATGAGCAAAAGCCTTACGCAAATTGATTACAGTTCTAAAGTACAGTTTCCAATCTGAATTTACAGCATGTGGATGGTACGTTGCAAGTACCTTTTTTCCTGGAACAAGAGTACACGGAATCACATAGCCATTAAAATCAGATAACTTCTTTTCACCTGTTAGTGCCCATAATGCCGTAGCCCCAAGAGCTATAATTATATTAGGATTATGTGATTCAATTTCTTCTTTGAGTTTATCTATCCATAAAGAAAGCTTAGGCTTAGGTATTGTACAACTTGTATCCTCAAAATAATAAGATATTTTATTCGCCGGAGGTATCTCTCTGGCTACGTTAGTAACAAGACATTGATACCGTGCAATGCCTGCTTGACCAAGTAAATTATCCAGTGTTTGCCCAGAATAGCCTTGAAATGGCCTACCTACTTTATCATCTTCTTTGCCCGGCGCACCACCTACAATCATGATCTTTGCGCCTATAGGACCTTCAGTATTTACGATCATTTCTTCTCCTTTTAATAGAATTTCGCAGCAAGTAGTCGGATTACAAATCCAATTATAATGCCTATAACAAGAAAGTCTATATCAGTCATTACTTATCTCCTTGTAACTTTGCCATTCGTGCCATAGCAGAAGCATATATTTCTGTAGTTTTCTCACAGCCCATAACAAGTAACTTCATTTGATACCCCGCTGCAATCAAAGCACCAGAACCCATACAAGGATCAATCATGTACTGAGCAGGTAAACAGACTCTTGAAATTAATTCCTTGCAAAGTGCAACAGGTTTTTCTGCTTGGTGCGTACGTTCGGCAGTTGGAACTTTATCACAGTAAAGCAATTCCGATTTTCCTGGTAGTACAAATCTTGATGCATCTTTTCTGGCGAACAGAATAAACTCATACGATGTTGTGAACCATCGTTCAGGTTGATTGTTATGGTGTGATACTGGTTTAGCCCAAATCAAAGGACGCGGAGCTACGAGCCAACCATGTGATGCCATTTGTTCTGACAACCACCAAAAGTTTCCTGGAGCACAGAAAATAAACGCATGAGCTGTATCTTTAGTAATACGGAAAGACTCTCTGGCTAAATAAATCATTAAGTCTTTAGATTCTTCTTCGTCATCAGTGTACGTAGCATACTGACTCATTTCTCCACCAGTTTCACCACCTAATGTGTAACCTGTTTTATCTATACCGATTCCGTAGGGAGGATCAGTAAAGAAGAGGTCAATTGAATCCGAGGGGATAGTCTTGACGTAATCCTCTGCTAACTTATTAACAAGTATTACTTTATCAGTCCTGTTTACTACACTCTCATAACTTGTTAATGCTTCCATCTGATTATTCGTTCGTTCAATAGTCTTAACAGCTTTCTTTATATCTGATTTTGTTTTACATGCAGCAAGATTAGGAAACATGCGTACAGCTTCGGCTATCTTGATATCATCAATAATTGAGCCTTTTGTTTTGCCCGTCATAGTCGCTGCATCATTAAGAGTAAAGCCTCCCTTTCTTCCCTGCGTAGGAACACCATGTCGCTTCTGCTTTATATCAATAAGATCAGCAATAGCAATCGCTTCTTCCGCTGGTGTAAGAGCCTTACGCTGTACATTCTCTTCTAGTTCAAGTTCACGCATTAGTAATGGATCAACCGTATCTCTGTAACAAGCTCTAACGTCACGGCCCATAAGCAGACATGCCGCAAGTCGTCTACCTCCAGCTATGAGGATATTATTTCTATTGATTACAATGGGTTGAATCTGCCCAAGCGTTTGAATAGAAGTAACCATGTCTTTAATTTTTCCTAACTCTTTTCTATGCCTCGGAAGATCATCACTAATTTTTACTTTGGCAGGACTAAGTGTAAAGATAAACTTTTCATTAATTGTCTCAGGCATTTGAATCTCCTATTCTACAGTCGTATTTGTCAAGCAAATCTGCAAACCATTGTGGATGTTTATAACTAGAAAAATTAACTAAATTCCGTAAGTCACATCGTTTAGTACCACTGGAAGTTAACGCAACTCTTAGTTCATTAAGCAATTGATCGTGGACACAAATTTTATAGTCTCTTATATCGTGTTCTGAGAATCGCATTTCCGAATAATAAATATCTGTATTTGTTCTTACTGCATAACGAATATAAAAGTCATCTTCGTCGATACTAAAACTACACATTACTCTAACAACTTGTATGAACTCAGTTATTTCCACCTAATTCCCTCCTTTCTTTCTACCAATACTATTTTGAGCTGCTATTATGGCATTAAATTCTTCTTGTGTTGGTGCAGGAATAAAACGGAACTTACTAAAAGCTGTTTCGCATTCCTCTTTATCCACATCGGAACAGACAAGAGACATAACGTACTTATCTCCTTGTCGATTAGTTGCCATGATACTGTAATACTGTAAACCTTCAATATTGCTAACTCTAAAAATTCCATCAATACCTAGGATATCTACCTTTTGCTCCGGCGGAAATGCTTCTGTTAACAATTGCCCCATTAGTCTTCATCCTCCTCAACTTTTACTGATTCTCTAAGTAAAATCATATCCTTTTGTTTCAGCCCAAGCATTTTCATTAAGGATTTTTCTTCGGGTGACAGGGAAAGGGTCACTTTTTGACCTTTCTGACTCGATGCTTTCTTCTTAGGGTACGTTGACGGTAACGCCATATCTTCAGCTCTACGAGCACGGTAAATACTAATGTATTCTGCTTGTTGTTCTGGAGAAGACGCACCAAAATTAGTGTATAAATTTTCAAGTCGCATTTGTTATTCTTCCTCTCCTTCTTTAAAGACTAATGCTATACGATCAGGAACATCAACATCTTTTCGAATATAAAAACCACCAAAAATTGAGCCGTTAAGTTTACCAAATGTATAATGTTTAGTTCCCTTTTTACCTACAACTCTATCATATATAATAGTAAAAGTTCTCGTTTTCATAATTACTCCTCGCAAGAATGTCTAAGTTTACAAACAATACACCATGAACCAACACCTAAACCACAATAAACAGGTTCTACGTCTTCTTTATCAAGACTATTAAAGTGATGGCTCAGCAAATTCTCTTCCCTGCGTTGTGCTTTCTCCTGATACTCTTTGCTCATTTGCCTCACGCTTCCTTTCTACTTCTACTGTACAACTCCCATTACAGTTAAAACATATATGCCTACCATAGCCAAGTAAAGTAACATAGCCTAAACCGTTACAAAATCTACACGTAATTGTATATAACTGCATTAATCCTCCTATAATGAGGAGAAGCAGGAGAGTGCCATCTTCAGAGTCCCCACTCATCTGCTCTCCTATCTCCCGAGTTTAAAGCTTCTCCTCATAGTAGTTTAGTTAAAACATTTTGCTTGCGTTTGCACGGTTCACCTGATTTCTAAACCGACCCTGCCATTCGTCGATATCAACATCAAGATCAGCTTCTACACCAATCCAGGACTGCTCCGCTAAAGCTGTGGCAATTGTATTCGGTGTTGCCATATCAATACCAAGGTTATTCTGGAAATCCTGAAGCATGTTAATTTTACTCTGCCGCTTATTACCTTTACCAGATTTCGTAGTCAAATTCTCATCACCGGATTTCGGTAACCAGTTTCTGAAATACACATGAGCACCATCAATAGGACTTTCACCATCTGACATAACACCACCATTATCATGAAGGCAGAAAGTCCAAGTGATGCAATACTTAGACGGCTCAAATTTAATCTCTGTAGCTACACCATGATAAGTTCCCTTAGCAATCAAAGGATCAGGTTTATACTCCTCACGCACATCAAAATTCAGGTCAGTCAAAGACCTCCCTTCGTATTCGCCTTCTTCTTCAGGTTCAGCAATACCTTCCAACAATTCATCATCAGTCTTTTGTTTCTTCGCCATTGTGTAATCTCCTTTTGTTAGTAAGTTATTTATTAGTTACTACTTTACTTTCCTCCTCTCACTTCTTTTTCTTGCCTGTAATATATGCATTAAGTTCAGCGTAATCATTCGGTATCATATCAGGAAGTAACCTAGCTTTACCTGATAATCTTGATCGACCATGATTTCTACCGATCGGAACAGTTTGTATAAGCCAAGTAGTCTCGCCTTCTTTTCTCCTATGCGTGTGATAGTAGACCTCATGAAAATACGCCGGAATATCTGCTGATAACGAACCAGTAAAGTTTGGTTCAACACCGACGACTGCTCCATCCTCATCTTTCAGGATATCAACATGCGCAATCAATATCAGATTACATTCAAGATTAATCAACTGACGTAATCTTCCTTCCATCAGATTCTTTACCATACCGTAATGCACGTTCCAGATGGGTCCACCAGTAGGACTGCGCTTTGCGTCAAGCTGCATAGCACGTTCCATACAGACGTCTGTCATAGCTGAAACATTATCCACAACAACAGTTTGATATTCTCCCTTGCTACCATCCATACGTGTTTCTGCTTTAAGACACCTTTTCATTTTACCTAAGTCTACTTCGAACTTACCCCAACCCATGGCAGATATATCGTACTGCTCATAGTCAAAGTCAAGTCCTCTATAGGAAATGATCTCCTTTCCAAAGTCAAAGACAAATCCTGGTGTTGGAAAGCTTGAGGCAAAGATACTTTTACCCTCACCACTTTCCCCAACAGACATTACCTTCAACCACTCAGTTTCTATGCTTACATCCTTTGCACTGGGCATTACTTTTTAACCTCCTCTGCTTTCTTTGCACATTCAATTCTTCCTACATAATTCCCTTGGTCAAAAAATGTTAAAAGTACTGTGGTACATGTAAGAATTTTAAGCCAGACCTCTCGTTCAAATGGAAGTGTTACGTCCTGATCTATGGCATCCTGACATGTAACTTCTAATTCTTCAATTTGTGCTTTAATTAGTTTCCGTTGAGCTAATAAAGTTTCCAGCATTAAATTGCACCATCTATAATTTTTTGAATTTCTTCTTCAGTCGGTGCAAGTTTCCAAAATGCTAAGCAAGCAAAATGAGCAATCTTAGCCATATCTCTAAGAGATTCAAGATGACCACGACGGTTAGTATCAATTCGATCTGCGTAACGTTTAACTGAATCCATACATTGAGTTGCAGTCCATTTTTCTACTGGATCAAATGGAGAATCTCCGTACTGATTTACAGTATAATTTTCAATATGGTTTTTTATGATCCAAGCAAAATTTGTAAACTCTTCTTGTCTATTACTCATCATTACCTCCAAGCATCCATACACCGTGCTCTTAATTGGCTAGGCATAAAGCATAAAAGATCGTCAAAGAATGGAGTCATAAGCTCTCGCATCTGAGGATGTGCAGCAGGATCGTCTCGCATCTTCTTAATCCACATCCATTCTTTCAGTGATGCAGTAATTACTAATTCTGTCTTAAGAGAGTTAGGTAATACTGCTCTTGCCTGTTGTGGTTTCCATCCACACTTACGGAGACATTTGTAAATTCTTGAACTGATTGCCATAGCGTAGTACCACAAGCCATCAGTAAATTTCCACTCCAACCGCCACTGAAAGAATGACTTATATCTACCTGGTCTAATACGACTCCACATAGGTATAATAAACTTTGTCAATCCTCCATAGTCACAATACCTTGACGATTCCTGTGAAGGAGACATTGGTCGATGTCGTACTGCCTCGTGCGAAACACCCCTGTCACAAACGAATCTAGCAGTAAGGGCCAATAACTCTGTATGTCCGTGCGCCATAACAATTTTTACAACATCCATTTCTTCTATTTTGACGTAGAGGGCAGCCTTCCAAGAGGGATAAGCAGTTTCCCACTCCTCAAACGCTCGTAAGTTGCCCGCTACGTATAAAGAACTATGGATAGAAACAAAATTTAAAAATGGCCAGTTCGTAGTAAGAGCACTAAAAAATGATTTATTTATCAAGTCACCAAAGTCTGTATACATACGAACTTCCCATGAATGTTCTAGTACAGACCTATGTCCTGTAACTCTTCTTGCTTTAGTAAAAGCATGCGCAGAAGTACTTGTAATTTTAGCTTCACTCTTATAGCATACTCTTCCTGCTTCTTCAATTAAATAATCTGGATCTTTGTCATATGAATGCTGAAGGTCAGGACGCCAATGAGCACACATAATGTCTGATGAAGGTCTTAGAAATAACATTTGTTCCCTCCTTATACATCCCATATCTTGTCAAAATATTTTCCACAGCGTTCACAGTACCAGCCTGTAACTTCTGTACCAGCTGCACAACCTCTATCTAGATAATGTCTGTATAAGCAAATAGATCTGTGACCAAATAACTTACACAACAAATTTTTGAACGCTCTAAGTATATCCGCACCAATGAATTTAAGTTTCATCACTTACCTCAACCAAGTACGTCGCTTCCATATCAGCTATTTGCAATATACTAATAAGTTGCGATTCTTTTATTGCATCATTATATGCATACTTCTGATAAACTGAATCTCCTAAGTCCCACGCTCCCATATGCCAACGTATAGCAAGCACTTCATCAGTATTTAAAGTAACAAATTTACTAGCAAAGTATAAAGACTTTTCACCATGGCCTATAGGTAACGTATCTTCGACTATATAGTTTCTAACATAAGGAGGAATTCTATTATCGTTATTGTAACTCTTTAGCATGAAATCGATAAGAACTCCTGCATATGCTTTGTTCATCTTAGCTGGGACTTTCAATCCAACATTACCCATTAGTGACTGCAAATAATTTGCTTGCGGCTTTGTAGGAGGCTCATCAATTTCTTTATAGTAATTTATTTTACAAAGATCATGAAGCATTGCTGCAATGGTAACTTCCCTACGAGAGAATATACTGTCGTAAGTTGCGTTTAATGCTATTGCACACAAAGTAACATTCAATGAGTGCCGTGCCAATCCTCCAGGATATGCAAGATGATACTTTGTACTTGCTGGGGCAGTAAAGAAATCTGATGAGCACAAAAATTCTATTAGATTATCCATTCCTACGCGATCGGTTTCCTTTAACCTGCAAATAATTTCTTCTTTAACTATTTCCATTATCCCTCCTTAGCTTTCATCAAGAACATCCCAGAAGTCAACGTGAAAACCTTCCAGGTTTAAATCTTCGAACGAAGCGTGTTGTTTACACAGTTTTAAATAAGGACATGCTCCATATCTGTAACAACTGTCAAAACTTTGTGTCCAAATACCACTTTGCCTACGTGCGTAAATATCTCCACAAGTATCAATAAAACCTAATTTCCATGCAGTGATATCATCATCAGTATACAACTGCGGTACTCTTCTATAATCGAATCTGGTCTTTCCCCAATTACCAGTTGCTTTAGATTTAGTCGCGCCAACGTAAGCGAATGAACATAAACATCCGCTGGGTTCAAAATCGAGAACCTTTTTTCCAGCATAAGAGTACCCAATTAACTGAGGACTTCTATTCGCTTCCATAATAACTTTAGCCAAATACCAACCAGTTGTTTTGAAATCCCAAATCCAGTTGACGTTATCCATTCTGACGCCTAAATCTATTTTACCTGTAAATGTAATAGGCGGTAATCCAGTTAAAAGATTTGCTTCAACTTGACTTTCAGGTTCTATAGGGCAGGAAAATTTTTGCTCCGTATGTAAAACTTCTATGTAATTACGATCATCACTGAAAAATTCGAGATACGCTTGAAATGCTTCTACTGCGGTGTTGTAATTTCTATAGTCATCAATGAATGTTTTCTTCTCTGTTTCTTTATCCCATACTTCTTTGCCGAGTTCCAATCCGGCAGAGAGTGCTTTGATGTGTGCATTCTGGTCTTCCGGCCAACCATTTTTAATAATATCTCTATGAAATCCTTCCTGAATACCATGCCAAGTAGAACCATATCGTAATGCTGTAGAGCCAAAGTCAGTTTGTAATCCCTTCTCATGTTGCAAAAAGAATTTCATCTGACATAAGCGATAAGTACTGCGTTTGGTATTATCTACGATTAATTCCATCTTTCACTCCTTAGTATAGGGGCAGAAGGTTGCTTTCTCCTGTCCCTATAAGTTAAATACATATGTGTTTAGTCGCTAACTAACATTACTCTGAGTGAAACTACCTGAAACTCTTACGAGCAATATGCCTTTTACTTCTTCACCCATATTCGCACCTGTCAAGTAGAGCAGTAACATCATGGTCTTGATCTGCAAGCTCGCAGTTACACATATTAATTAAATGAGGGGCAGGATTACTTTGCTCGATACTTAATAAGCGTACAAAAGCACGTCGAGTCGTTCTCAGTAATCAGGCCGTTAACCTTTTCCGCCCCTCAATACAAGCCGGTACTAAGATACTATCTCAGTCGCCACTTGCTTACGCATTGGCCGGAAGAACCTGAAGTTTAATGAGCAGACCCTTGAAAATTTCCTTCTCAGCTCCCTCTTCCATCGCATTGTACGTAGACATAATGTCATTCTTACTGATCTTCGGTGATGCCGGAGCTCGAACCGACCAGTTACCAGCGGCCAGACCATCATAAACTTTTTGAATAGCATCAACGGCATCTTTACCCTTCTTACCGGCAGCGGCATCGCCAAGTTTCTGAGTGAGACCATAAGGCATAAGATTAGCCTGAATCTCAGCCGGAAGAGCTGCCGCGTCAAACGTAAGAACCGTGCCCGTATCCGCTTCAGTAATCGTAAGAATATTACCCTCAATAACCTTGGCAAGTTTACGTGTGCGTTTCGTAACCGGAATCTCGGGAACAGGAACAAGTTCCGTCTCAACTGCTGCATCAATTGCTGAATTGTCTGCGCCCATACCACTTGCAACTCTATTTCTTTTAGACATATTTAATTCTCCTTTAAATCGTTAATTGTTTCAATTAAGTTAGTAGTTAATTTAAGATTACCCTTAGCTTCCTCCGAACTACCTCCTCCTTTCACTTCATTTTTTTCTAACATATCAATTGTATTCAGCACACTTTGCCGTAACAATTCTTCTAAGGTGACAGACAAGTCTATCGCCTTTTTTCTTATTCGTTTGTACTCTACGTCCGACACTCTGGCTTGAATGTGTTTCATGATCCGCCCCTTTCACAACGTCATAAATACACCATAACACAAACGAACGTAGGGTGCAAGCTTTTTATTTTAGGAAATGAAATAATTTAAGTAAAGAAATCAAGAATTTCATCACTGGTTAGGCCATTCAGAGTGTCCTCGATCTCTTCTCTTTTCTTACCATCCTTCAACATAAGGCTAATCATTCGTTCCCGTTCGGGATCAATGGATACTGTTGAGAAGCCACCATCCTGATCTCTAAAGAATGCTGTAAACGGAGCTCGAAATTTTCTTTCCAATACTACATATTGCTTAGAGTCTTTAAGAGTTTTATTGATAAAGATCTGACTTGCATGAACTGTATCAATACGAGAAAACTCTGTTCTTTCAGTCTCGAATTCGTTAGCCATAATTGTTTGTTCCTTCTTGTTAGCTACCCGGACAAAGATAGCCTGCCCTACCTCCAATTTCTTAGCTTGGTTGAACCAAACCTGTGCTATTTCACTCAAAAGTGTATCCTCCTTTTAAAAGATTCACGCTGTATTTCATCGCGTACTGACTGTGGACCATCAACAGCATGACGATTTATCAACATGTTAATTAAAGTTTTCTTATTCATTTGACCTAAAACTATTTCACAATCCTTACATACGCTGACCTTGGCATTTAAAACTTCATCATACTTCAATACATGGCTATTTTGCACTAACTCCTCATCCTTAGTCCATGTATTTCCTTGTTTCAACAAGCTAAAATATTGAACTGTTCTTGTTCGACATAAGCCACACTGCACAGTTGATCTAAGTATTTTATACTCTGGTTCAACCACTTTTTGTATCTTAATCCCTAACTTTTTAATTATAGCTAATTCTGCGGAACTAAAATCTGCCATAGTTATACCTCTCTATCAGTAAAACCAAACACTTCATATCCTTCAAGATGAACTATATGAGCATCCCAATTAATTCTCGTATCAAATCCATATGGTTCTATAGTAATATTTTGGCAGTTGTATCTATCGTTTATCCCAAACTAATCTATAGAATTTTGCAAGTAATCTATTAAATCCTGCCTTGTGTCAAAAAGTTGTACTGTAAGCATAGAATCAACCAGTATTTCTTTATGATCTCGATACTTAAATGCCATCACATTCCTTCTCAAATGAATTAAATCCTGTAATTTTAAATTGGGAAAGTAAGTTTATAGCTTTCCCTATCTTATTCAACCTTAGCATCTTCTTGACTTTCCGTACAATAAACTCTGAATCAATTGGGTAAGTGTACAGTTTACCATTGATAGCTACTTTGATTTCCCAGACACCAAAGCAATCTTTTACCTCTGAAACGATTAGCATTTTTACTCTGCTTTTACTCATCGGAGTACATTTAGTGTGAGTATAAGTGGTCCACGAACTGTAGTCATAACTTGGTCTTGTAGTCTATATTTTACGTCGCTAGTAGTACTGCCTTTTCTAAATCCGAGAACAAGTTGTCCAGTATAAATGTCATATAAAATTAAAGTATCTTTATCCACTAATGCTTGTACCATAACACCTGTACATGTACCTCGATCTTCCCACTGAAAGAACATTCCTGATTTAAGAAGATCTTTAAATGCATCAGGAAATAATTCCCTTAACACTTTATCAGCTTCTTTACTCTCATCTGCTGCTGTCCTAATCTGTGCCGCTGTTGGGCATTCGATTGGGTTTTTTCCATACATCTCTTTATATTTCCTATCCATAAGTTACTTCCTCCTTAATCTATAGCTAAATCCCAAGATGGTCTAATTTTAATAACACTGGGCATCCTTGGTTTATATCTGCTACCATACTTTTGGTACTTAATCGTAGCTGTTTGTCCAATGTAACTAGTCCTGTTGTCCCAAATAAATTGTTTAGCTTTATCATTGAATCCCTTACCCGCAGCTGCACGAAATGGTTTCTTCCACAGTGGTGATTTAAGAACAAAGGCACCAAGAGTACCAGCTGGAAACATATTCTCTTTACAATAAGATCGTTTTGTTAAGCCCATCTCATTTATTACAGCTTCATTAAAGTTCATCATCTTTTCTTCCATACCAATAACAAGTACTTCAACTTCTACAAACGGTTTACGCTTAAAGATATTCTTTTCTCTAAATGTACATCTGCCTTCTTTATAACCTCCTTTAATATCCCTGATCATTACGCCTTCATAGCCACTTGCAAGCATTTCTGCCTCATAAAGAAGTACCTCGTCAGGGGAATAAAGAAATCTCTGTTCAAGCGGTATTATCCTATTATACTGCATAGGCATTCGTTCAAGCCAGCGTTCTCTATAAGGTTTCTTAATAGAATAGTTATCAAAGACATAGAAGTGAAAGTTTGGCTGGCCGTTAAATCTCCTTAGTGGCCCGGAAGTATTGTGGAATGCATCAGGGTCTTTCGGGTTACCCACAACAATTTCGCCATCCAGTCCAGAGTACAACGGACTACTTAATTCAGCTCTAACAAAAGCATTCTGAAATGGTTTCATAGTTGATGTGTAAGGCTGATCGTATACAGTACAACGGAAGCCATCTAACTTTGGGCTACCTGCTACAGGATATGCCAACTGTTCAAGCTCGAAATTTGTAATTACATCAGTTGGTGCTTTCATTGGTCGCTTAATATTATTCATTGTCCCTCCGGTATAAGTCCCAAGAAGTCTCATTTTTGACTCTCCACCAGCCAAGCACAAAATTTATATGCCTTAAAGCTTCCCTTAAAGTGTTTCGTTCCGCATTCAGTGTTGTAGGATCATGGATTAATCCTGTTAATCGTGACTGTATAGAATGAAGCGAACCGTAGTTCAAGAACACTCTCTTTTGCTGCCACTTCTGCTTTAATGATCTAGCCATTCTTATTTTTCCTCCTTGCTTTTGCAGCGAGTTTATTCTTCTTTCTATTCTTACTCTTCTTCTTGATCTGTACCATATTTGATTCTTTCAGTGCAATCCTATCAGTCTTACTACGCCGGACACAAACAAGTTCACCTGTGATATTATCAAGTGAAGCTACTTCATTCACAGGCTCTTCTTCAGCGCAAACTGTTACTATATCTGGAAAATCATTCTTAACTTTTTCATTAAGAATAGTACTAAGATATTCTGTTGCTGCCATTACAGTGCTACTCATCGTACAAGTCCTTCGATCCGATTCTAATTAAAGTCCAAAGCCAAATAGCAAATATAGCTATCACTGCAAGGCATACGCATATACTTACTAACATTATACCATTCCTTCCAGGTAAAAAGTCAAATATTGACCTTTCTGACGATATCATCCATCTTCTTCTGTTGTTATTAATGCTTCTATATCCTCTTCAGACATACCATCCTTACGCATTAATTCCGCCATGCGTGTCTCTTCTTTACTACGACTTTTAGGTGCCGGCGTAAGATTTCCTTCCTCATCTCGTATCCAGCGATCTAAATTCGTTATATCCTTTTTATAGATTCTGACAAAATAATTACCATTTTCCTCCATCTTCTGAATCCCAACTAATTCAATTACAGAATCTGGCAGTCTCCGTTTATGGTTGAAGGCAGAAACACGCATGGATTCAGCATGCTTCTTATCTGTAGCATGGATGAATTCCTCTCCGCCTTCAATTGCTATTTTTTCAACAATATCTCTAAGTGACATAATTACTCCTTAATCAATTAATTCATGAATACAACGCATACAAAGTTGACTGGCTGTAACAGCATACGGCATCAACGCCTTTGAGAACTTGCGTTTATATGCTAATGACTCATAACCAGAAATAACATCTTTGTCACAACGCTGACATCTAAAGAAAGCTGTACAATGTTTCTTTCCTCCGAACAAAGACATTTTAATGTTATCAAAATCATCTACATATATTATATAACTCATAATTACTCCTTTGTTTTTGATACTTCAACAACTTCATACCCAAGCTTTTTACCTATAAGTTTAGTTACTCTTCCCTCAAATATGACTTTATCATGATAATTTAATAGCAGAAATTTCCACTCTTTAGCAGTTATGCGCTGGAAATAATCTGCGTATACCCAGTGACCATCGTGCAAGATACTTTTTTTTGTCATTACTTCCATGGATCCCAGCCCTTTGACCGCAGTAATTTATAGCTTAACTGGATACCCTTAATAGATCTCCCATGCGCTGTAGCGGTATCTGCAATAAAAGTAGCGAATGCGGCCATTAGGAATCTCTCCTCTACTTTATTCCAGGGTTCTCCAAAACAAGGTTTTCGTACTACCTTATGTTTCAATTCAGTCATAAGTGAATCAAATTCTGCAACACCTTCATGTGTAATATCTCCAGAAGCAACCGTCCTTAAACTATCCTTACCTTTTTTATAAGCCTCTTTAAGGGCCAAGTTTATTCTTTCCTGAATATCTGTTCGATTTTCTTGCAGTATCTGACCTGCCTCTATACTAAAATCCGCCATAGTATCTCTCCCTTTAATTTTATTTATTATTAGCTCTTTAGTCGGCCACATTTTACTTACCTCGTGTAAACATAAATTCTTTATACGCTTTACCTTTACCTCTTCTCCATTTACTTGCCTGTCGTGCTGTAGCAGGGATATGTGCAGCCTCACAAGCCTTGTTAAAGGTTACGCTGTCTTTAGAAAATTCCTTATTCGTCAGTCTTACTTTCATCCTTATACTCCTTTTTGCCGTTAAATGGGCAGTTAAAACAAAACGGTGTTGCTCCTACAGTTTGGCAATCACCATTCTGATTGTACTTTGTTTTATACCTGTATGAATGACACTTTACATAGGTGAAATTTTCTTCTTTCACTTACCACCTCCCGTGACAATAAGCTACTTCACCATTAAGTCTAATAAAGTGACTGAAATCACTGGCCACTAAAACATAGCCATGTTTACGTCTAATGGCTACTTGCCGGGAATACTCTGCGGTGTTCTTATATCCTCCGCAACTACCCTTCCAGATATTATCCGAAGCTGCGATAGGTTTGAAAAAGAAGAGAACAGCAAAGACTACTAACGCTGCGACTAAAACAATGATGTAAGACGTCCACAGTTGCTCTTTATACCTACGCTTTTCGTTCTTTTCTGCCAATCTGTCCACATTAGCTAAATACGCTTGGTACTCTGCACGTTCGTACTGTTCTATCATTTACTTATCGACCTAATTCGCTTTAAGTAATTTGAAAAAGTTCCTCTTGTAAAGTACCAGTCTGTATATACCTTTCCATGTTTTAGCCAAGAAATAAATGAAAAATCTGATCCAATTATTACTGCCTTAATAGCTACTAAGGCGCACATCCATAGACAAATCTCTTTTAGTATTTCATTCATTTTATTCCTTCCTTAAAAGGTGCTGGTCAAGAAGTTCTCCAGTTAATTTGATTATTCTTTCTTGTGCGTCTAAATAAGATGTAGGTAATAAAGTACTTGAACCATCGTACACAGTTATAGTGGATTTTTCTAATATAGCTTTAAGAGCTTCTATTCTCCACTTCCTCAACAATCTTTCACTAAGCATTTTTTACATCCTCCCAGTCATTCAATAAATGTTCATGAATTTTCGTAATCTGATTTAGTCCTGTTTCTGTTCTGGCAGTAACAGTATTACCCACACTAATTTCCAGGTCGGTAAATTCATCGAGGTTTAAGACAATTGGAAGCCATCTAAAACAACCACCTATAACTCTAAGTGGGCAGATTTTACGTTCGGGGCGGGAAGGTAGTAAAACTCTACAACAATAGTTCCGGCAAAGAGGGCACTCAGGTCCATCTTCTTCATTCCTAGGATCAAACCTTTTAATCATTTGTTCATGCTCTTCAGCTTTCATTGTTACAGGAATTCCATCAAAGTATGCTCTTTTCATTTTAATCCTCCCTATTCTCCGCTCTTTTATTAGGCACTACCTCTTCATATATACCTGTATGCTTAAACACAGTACCCGGTCCCTCATCCCAATTCATTCGCCCTTCATTTCCTGGACAGTAACTTTTAGGAATAAACATATTATAGAAATCAGATTGATAATCCCCTCCGCAGTGTGAACCGAACGAAAGACCACAGTTTCCGCATATCTCGTGCATATTTTTATCTATATCGTTTTCATACTTCATCGTTACTTACCTCCCTAAGTTTTTTCAGTTTAACCATATAAAAGAAGAATGAACCTCTATATATTCCAGATGATTCGTCTAATATTATGTTACAGGCAATGTAAGCACCATTAGATACGTCGCCCAGTCTGCCAACTGTGCCAGTTTTACCAATAAGGTCTATTCCAGGATATGCTGCATCGTGTGTACCAATAGCCACAATTGTTACCCTGTCGCCTCTTTTATAATTCCTTTTCATCACATATCTCCTGTCCATCTTTACAGATTATTCTAACTTTACCATTTGTTGGTTTCCTATGCTTAACTCGTCGATAAGCAGTCTTGTATAAGAGTGACTTGACTGCACTTATCTCTGAGTAAAAGTGCATTCTTGTAGGAAATAACTCTTCGGCAATTGCTTTCAGCTTGTTATTCATCTTCTTTTTCCACCCAATCTTTGGTAGGAGCATTAACCATTCTTGTTAAGATACTATCTGAACGTAAACGATTTATTCCACAGTCTTTGCAGAAAAATTTTATAACACGGAATTTTCCTTTCTTTTTTCTTTTTCTTCATCTTCTGTTTCCTTTCCCCATTTCAAATCTCTAATGATTCTTGCGTAATACGAACGTTTTTTAGGGTTAGTGGCGTTGTCCCATTTACGGTACGGTGATCTTGCACTCTCACAAGTAAGTGCATGATTACCCCAATTTATTGGGCAAGTATCACAAGTGGCATCAGTTGTTGCCTTACAAGCAAAACAAGAACCATGCAGATTAGCCCACTCACCACCATTCATCTTCCATCCAGGCCAATCGAATTTTTCTCTTAATCGTGTAAACTTTTTATTTTTTACTATTATTATTTCTTCAGGATATCTATATAAATCATCCCACAACTCCATATGTCCTGCGTGATTGTTATTAACTGCTTCCATTTAATCCTCCCGTTTATGCAGATTTTCGTGATCTGTGGAATAAATCGTTTCGCATTCTTCTAATGAAATTGCCCTTAGTGAAAGTAAATAACTATCTGATTCAGGAAAGACAAATTCGCTTCCCTGTCTTTGCTTCCACAGTTTCCATCTCCTACTTTTTTCTAATTCTTTCCGAGTTAAATCATTATGTACCATAAATACATCAACTGGTTGCATACTCAAACTCCTTACCTCTAATTAATTCTACATATTGTTCATCTGTAAAAGTGTTTAAGTAAGTTTTTAGGCATTTGACTCCTTCAATTTCTACAGCCTTCTTATCTTTTGCATTTTTCCAAGCCCACTGCCAAGCCTCTACTTCCATAGCAAATCGAGTTCTTTCAGAGTTGTTGTCTCCCTTATGCTGAAGAACACAATGACCTACTTCATGCAGTATTGTGGAGAGTATAACTGGGGCACTATAAAATATTGTCTCTGGTAAAGGAATCTGCCGTGCTGTGTAAATATCCGGGTCTTCAGAGAAATACGGTCTTTGGCAAAAATGAATACCTCCGGGTTTCGTCATTGCCAATCCTCCTGTCTAAATTGTGGGTACCGTTCAACTCTTAAATCACTGAATATAAAAGTTTCTATCTCAAACTCTTCACCTTTCCAAGGAAGATTCTGAATAATTCTGCAATACAGTTTGTAATCATCCTTATCTACTGAAGTAAGCATTCTATGCCATGCTGATTCACTGCTAAGACAAGGAAGATAACTGTCATATTTACCTAATTCGGTCCATTGAACTGGACAGTTACTACAACTTCCTCTTGTAATTTCACAGCAAAAACAATCTGACTGGCATATAGTCCACTCACCACCATACCGTTTCCATCCGGGCCAGTAGTGTTTCGATTCGCCTGTTGTGCACATCCAGGCATACATTAACCGATGACCTATCTTTGCATTTTCACGGCTTATCATAGTTTTACCCCTTGGCTTCGGTCATAGTCTAACTGAAGTTCTTTCATCCAGCGCATAAACTTTACTGTATGCATGAGACCTCGTGCCTTCTCTGCATTGTATGTTGCGAGAACTTGAATTTCGTATTCAGTCATATTTACGACCTCCTTTGACGCTTAGTACCAGTTTGGTGTCTCTTTACCTTACGAGCTTTTCTTAGCTCTAATCGGCACCGCGCAGGTTTAGCTTGAATTCTGTTTGCCCGTCCTTTAAGGCACAGCCGATGAAATTCCCTATCATTTTCGGTACGGACAAATGCTATCAACATATTATAATCTGCAAATATATTACCCATTAGTTTTTACCCAATCTTTACCCTGCTTTGTATACTCCTGGCCTATACCAAGACCTATTCCACGGCCCCAGATTGCATGGCATATTGGACACATGATAAGCCATGCACTACCGGATTTAAGCCTACCATCGTAGAATACTTTATCAAGTAAACTGTCGCATATGTTACAATCAGTGACTTCACCGTACCAAACTATTGGCTTTTGAGATCTTTCCTCTTCTATCATTTCTGCGTAATCCCTTTTTACAGTTTCATCCATTTCATCCACCTTTAAACAGTTAGTATATATCCATTACCTACACACATAGTTCCTAATTCCATACCAAGGATAACTAAGAACCACCAACCGTCTACCGTTAGGATACCATCCTGAGTTTGTGACAGAATATCCTCCCAGCAAGCTTCTTCAACTTTGTTCTGCATCTTGCCTCCATTATTTATAAAATACAAAGTGAATCAGGTTATTCTTGCGGATTACCGCTACAAAGTCACCGTGGCAGCAGAAGTCATAAAAGATGATAACATTGAAAGACTCTTTATGACTGTTCACTAACCAATCAAACTTCCTTTCAGTAATTGTACCGCCGGGAATGTACTTAGCAACTAAACTCTGTATTGATTTTAAATCCATTTATTTCTTTTTCCCTTCCAGAAAGGTCAAATATTGACTTTTTATCTAACACCCACCGCCTTTACCTAAGCGTTTCATTGAATAGTACTTATCGTATTCTACCCATTTCTTTCGGGCTAACTCAATTGCTTTAATTTCACTAAATTCTGCCTTCATATACCGTTTAGTTCTAAGGTCGATAACTCGTAACCTTTCCATAAACATAATTTCACCTTCCTTATTACTTAATGTTAATTACTTCCTGCCCACAAATAGAACAGGCCCATTTATATTTCTCGAACGCTTCTTCCTCAATATCAAATGAACCAAGGTGTTTAACTTTACTATCTATCTTTATATGAGCAATCCATTTCTTAGTCAGCTTATGCCATGATACACCGGGATACTTAGAAGAGTATTCTTTTCTTTTATGCTGAGTATTTTGCCGGTGCGTTACTAAGCGTAAATTGTTACCTTGGTTATTCAGTCCATTATAATCCATATGGTTTATAACATATCCTTTAGGAGGTTTAAATCCGACCACTGCCCAATGCATAAAGCAAGTGTAAATGGATTTATCCTGTTGTAATAACTCCGTACTTGCGTAGTAAAGTCCTTTGGAACTACTTGAAACCAGATGCCAATTGAATTGATTCAACTGTTCAAATACATCATCATCAACTAAAGCAACTTTATCCTGCGTCAATTGTATTTCTTGCATACCCATTTCCATTCGTTTTATTTATATTATACACCCACTTTTTCCAGCCGTCAATAGTTTTTTTGTGCCTATGTAAGATTGTTTCATTGGTAAACGGTAACCGGTATGCGGTAAGCGGTAATGTTTCTGTGGGTCCAGACATCTGCGGGGATATATATTTTAAAATTTTTGGTTTATTCAGGTAGTGTTTACTACTGTTAGTTATTATATTACTATATTAATTATAATATATTATTACTAATAGATATAAGAGTATACACAGAGAAGAGCAAACACTGACAAGCCCTCCCACACTCACTGGGTAAAAGGTCAAACCGAAACCGCCCAAATGTAAGGACCCAAAGACATATTACCACTTACCGTTTACCGTTTACAATTTTACAATATTACAAGATTCGTAAAAGGTCAATAATTGACTTTTCTGAAGAACGGAAACTTACTGAATTCTCCAATCAACACAGTATTCTGTCACTGCTCCGAAGTTATTCAGCCATAACATATTGCCCTCTTTTCGATCATACTTGTCGCTCGGCTTGTTTAACCACCTAAGCCAGGAGGTTATGTTTAGTTTCCGTTTTATTTCAGAGTTTAAATGTACGGGCTAAGTTAAGTTAGTTTAGCAAGTTTTTCGATTCATTCTTCTTAGGTATGAGTAGTTGATTGCCAGTGCTTCGAAGTTACCTGATTTGATAAGTTCATCTTTTACTGCTCGCTCAGTATCTTTGAGCTTCCACTGTATATCTCTTGCTTCCTGTTTTAGATCTTGCATCTTAGTGACTAAGTCAAATATCTTACTGCTTGTTCCTAGTTGTGATATTTTACTCTGAAATTGTTCGCTCATTGGTGCTGACATATTGTACTCCATTCCAGCCCGCACACTTAACCCTGAAATATTCATGCCCTTCACAATGTACCCTTAGGTTAAGTTACTTAGTTACTTGCTTGCTTCGACTGCCGCCTGCATAAGTTCTTTCAACTTCTCTGCATCTTCGGTAGTGAATTCGGGCTGGCCAGGAATATTTGCCATTGCTTTCTTCATAACCAAACCTTCAAGGCTAACAACCTTAGAAGCTTCTCGAATTGCACTTGCGAGTGCTTTGGCCTCGGCATTTCCGGTGCTATTCGCTCTGACCTTACCAATGACACTTACTTTTCCGGTAGCGGTGAGTTCAAGTCCCATCTTAGAAGCTTCATTGTAATTATCCTGCAATGCTTGTATCTTTTCCTTTTCGTCTTTTACCGCGCTTACCGAGTCCGATAACCATTGTTTACTTCCGTAATACTTCATAACCTGAGTGTCAAGGACTTTCAAGTCGAAGTATATCAGCTTACCGCAGGGGAAACTTGCTATGGCCATGTCACCGAGCTTTGACCATGATACTTGCTTCTTTTCGTTCGCTTCGCCGTCTTTGACTTCTGCAATAACTTCGATAACTGTGGGAGCTTTAATACTCTCTTCATTGAAACCGTCGATAACTTCATTCATATCATTCATATTCTGATGTTCATTCATTTGTTGTACCCCTTTCAAGAGTCGGAATGATTGTAAGGGTACACAATGAAAGGCATGAATTCGAGTTTGCACCTTAATGAAAGGCACGAAAATTTAATTTATTCTTTTACTTTAACTTGCCTGATTGTATAATCGGCACGTGTCATAATTGCTAAATCCAATGATGAACGTACTTTAACCCATTCATTCGCGGGCGCATTGAGATATTTTAACCAAGCATCTCTTTCCTTAATTGCTCGTTCACGACTTATAAAAAGTCCAATCGGTTCACCGCATTCGTAAAGTTCCCATACATACATGTTTTTCACCTCTTTCAATTGGTGCCCTTCATTAAAGCACAAACTCGCTTGACAAGTCGTATCGTGCCGCAACTTATCCGAATAAGTTGGAGACTTGCTCAAATGGTTCAGTTCGATGCTATGGCATATCTTAGGGTCCATTCGAATTCCCTTCAATCCATGCGTAAAAACCTTACCGATTTTAAAGAACCATTTTCAAGTCCCGGTTTCCGGGGTTGATCGCCTCCTTTCAGTATTATAAGGTTGCAATGGGTGTGCCAAAGCCAGAATTTATTTTTTATACTTGTAAGTGTGCGGAATCATTGTGGAACTTAGAGTTGGTACTTTCCCGGTGGATTCGATCACCGCATCAATTCGACAAATCCTGCCGGATTGTTCGACACTTATGTCGAGTGCACATGTCGCACACCTCCGTGCTATCGTCGCACACCTTGAAGCAATCCGCCTTAATAAACTTATGTCACGCTATGCATAAGGTCATTCGGGTGTCCATGCTTATGTCAGCTGATGAATAAGTTCCGCATTATTTCACGAACTTTACCACAACCCCTGCCGCATCTTATTTTATTCCGGTGGATTTGAGGTTATTATTTATTTTCTCAGGACAATCCAATGGGGGGTGCTCGGTCATTTGCAAAACTTTCGCGGGGACATAAAGACTCCAGATTCCCCACAGAGAGAATTTCCAGAACCAAACTCTGACTTGCTTCGCAAGCACTGCTTCGCAAGCATTACATACCCAGGGGCCCCTTAATTAAAATCACCGCCTATAAAATAAAGCTTGACAACTATAAATAAGTATGTTATGGTCTAGTAAAGAATAGCAAAAGGGCAAGCCAATGGTAGAAACCTTATCACAGATATTAGACGAAACTCTAATCATGTACAATTCAGTTCTTGCCCAGCCCAAAGACTACAGAGTTCTCGTTGCATCATACCAATGCACAGCAGTAAAGGAGGACGAACCAAACTGTAAAGGTTTCGTCTCTAATCAATCTGGACGTTGTTGCTACGCTAACTTAGAACATGGGCAGAAAACTTGTTTACAGATGGGATCATTCAATGGCATTAGGACGACCTAAGAAAGAAATCGATATGGAAATTGCAATAGATCTCCTTGAACGAGGGGAATCTGTGCCAGCCATATCGACCGAACTTGGGATCAGTCCGATAACTCTTCGCTCCAGAATTGCCGACATTCAGAAGAAACAGGGCATTCTGCTCCAATACCGATCAATCCAATCCCTCCAGTTAACCGAGCTTCAGGCGCGAGTGCTTGAGGCCATAACACCTGAAAAGATCGAAGAGGCTTCCCTACGAGATCTGGTCTCGTCCTACAAAATTCTCAAAGACAAAGAACTCGTAACTGATGGTAAGCCCAGCGAAATCAAAGGACTGGTCGCTCACTTGATCTATATGGAAAAGCAAGAGACTGCGCTTGAGACTAAAACTCCTATTGACGATGATTGTATGGAAGCCGACTACACTGATAAGACGCCCGAAGTAAAACTTTCGGATCTAGATAACCAGAACTTTTAACCATGTAAGGAGGCTAACATGAGTCGAACAAGTAGGACTGTCGAAGAGGACGTAAAACTAATCATCATCCAGTTACTCGTGGGTCGTGGTGTACTTAATGACGTGGTGCAAACAGCAGAACCTATTGTTGCATACATTTTGAACGCGGAACCAACGTACATAAAGCAGTAAATAGGTCAATCTTTGACCTTTCTGACACTACCGAAGCCGAGGGCGCATAGCGAGTAAACACTGGAGAGTGTCGCGGCCGAACAGGCTCTCTGGCTTCGGTAGCCAATTTAGGTAATTCAGATGACTAACCGTATTGTTCGGCTAAACTCCACGAGACTGGCGCCTTTGCGCCTAAGTAGCCCGTACGGAGGTAGCATGGCAAGAAAATCTGAGAAAACTAAAATCTCTGAGCAACTTACTAAAATGGTAGGTGCGTCTTTTGACAAGTTTGGTTCTCCATTTTCAGGTCAGTATGTTTGTATTAAATGTGGAGTTAAGAAAAAATCATGGAACGAGTTAACTGCACATCATGTTGTTTACGAACCTAGTTATACAAAGTACTTATGCAGACGTTGTCATGCTAGAATAACTTATTTAAATACTAAAGAAGCACGAATTGATTATAACAAATTAACTAACGAACAACGATTTGCAATTTGGTACACGTTCTTAGCAGAAGAAATTAATAATAAACTGTATGATAAAATTTTAGTCTGGTTTAATAAACAGTATGCTGTGCATAAGAAACGAAATCTGAAACCGAAACAAACTGGACATACCTTAAGTCCTGAGATGACAGCGGCATTAGCCCAGGTAGCTAAGATTATTAAAAAGGAGACGGTTAAAAATGGCTAAAAGCGGACGCGGTAAAGGTGCATGTGGCGGTACGAGAAAGCAAGATGGTTCTGGTGGTGGTACAGGTAATAGAGGAACGAAACAACAACCTAAAAAGAAATAATTGTATATGAATTTAACTGAAGATATTAATATAGCAGTTGTTAAGCGATTAAGGGAGTGGAAAAATTCTGCGCTTCAATTTGCTGTAGAAGCTTTACATGTTAAACCATCGAAACAGCAGATAGAATTATTGCAAGCTGTAAGTCATGAGAAACGTATTAGTGTTAGATCTGGTCATGGTGTCGGTAAAGATGCTTCAGCTTCTTGGATTGCGTTATGGTTTTTATGTACAAGACCTTATGCTCAGGTAGTTGTTACAGCTCCTACGAATCGTCAGTTACGTGATATTTTTCTTTCTGAAATTTCTAAATGGTTACGTGGTTCACTTGTAGCTGATGAATTTGTTGTACGTAAGGATTCAATCCAGCATAAGGAAGCACCTAAAGAATGGTGGCTTCGTTTAATTAGTCCTTCAGTTCGAGCTACTAAAGAAGATCAGGCTGAAACATTAGCTGGTTTACATGATGATCACATGCTCATTATATGTGATGAAGCTTCTGGTATTCCTGATCCTACTTTTATTCCGCTTGAAGGTGCATTGACTCAACCAGATAATAAAGTTCTTTTAATTGGTAATATGACAAAGAACTCTGGTTATTTTTATGATACACATTTTAACAGTGAAATTAAAAAGCAGTGGAAATTATTTCATTGGGATTCTAGAGAATCGTCTAATGTTGATCCGTCAATGCCTGAATATTTCGCTAAGAAGTACGGCGTTGATTCGAATGTTTTTAGAATTCGTGTTGAGGGTAATCCTCCTTTACAGGATGAGAATACTCTTATTCCATTATGGACTGCGGAACAGTGTATTGGTAATGAATTTGAAGTAGCTGAAGATGAGCCTTTGTATCTTGGAGTTGATGTAGCTAGGTACGGAGATGATTCTTCTATTATACTTCCTCGACAAGGTCTACGTATTGATCCTTGGGAGACATTCAGAAAACTCAATACTATTGATCTTGGCGGATTTGTTTTACAGACGTACCAAGAACTTAGTGCTTTAGGCTGTGCAATAGATGTTATCGGAGTTGGTGCCGGTGTTTCAGACTGGCTAGAAAAACATAACCTAAAAAATCTGTTCCAGGTTAATGTAACTCTTGCATCTAGTGATATTACGAAATTCCATAGACTTAGAGATGAGTTATGGTGCAGAGTTCGTGATAACTGTTTACTCGGAAAGTATTCATTTCCTGATGTTAAAGTGTTTGGGCAAACTGAGACTTTAGGTCAGCAACTTGCAAGTGAACTTGCTTCAGTTAGATACTCATTTAATGCTCATGGTGGCTACGTAATCGAGTCTAAGAAAGATTTAAAAGCTAGAGGTATTATGTCACCTAATATAGCTGATGCACTTTGTTTGACTGAATATTTTTCGAATGAAGCAACTAAAGTATTTGCAGATAAAAAGACTGACAGTTATGAAATTGGTAGAAAGTATAGAGACATAACTCAATCAGCTGGAAGTTCCTGGTTAGGAAATTAAATGAGCGCTACGCATGTTGATGATATTAAGTATGAGATAGAGAAAGAGGAGCTTACGATTAGATATGGTGGAGGGTCTACTTACATATATTCACCTGTTACAAAACAGGATTATATTGATATATTTAAAGAGACTTCGTTTTCTAAAGGTGTGCATAAAATTATACGTAGGGGAAAAGTGGTCGGAGTTCGTCAATGAAAACAACGGAACCAATGACTGAGAAACAGAAAACACTGTTACGAAAAGCTCAAAAACAATTGAAGATAGATATAGCTGATGACAGTACTAATAGGGCATTGGCTAAAAACGATCTTGAGTTTGTTGCTATTGAGGGTGCGCAGTGGCCTGCCGGAATACGAAATGAACGCGAAGCTGAGAATCGGCCTTGTATTACTATAAATAAAATGCCGACATTTATTGATCAGGTTGTTGGTGATCAAAGAATGAATCGACCTGCGATACAAGTTATCCCAGTTGATTCTCAGGCAGATCCTGAAATTGCGAAGATTCTCGGTGGTTGGATTAAACACGTTGAGCAGATCTCTCGCTCCGATGTAGCAATCGACCACGGTTTTGAACATGCAGTTGCCTGTGGCTACGGTGCTTGGCGAGTTATTACTAAATATGTTGAAGGTAGTTTCTCTGAACAGGAAGCTTATATTACTAAGATTGATAATGCTCTTTCAGTTTATTGGGGAAAACATTCTGAGTACGATTGTTCTGATGCTCAACATTGTTTTATTGTCTCCGATATGGATAGGGATGAATTTAAAGAGAAGTTTAATATTGACCCAATGCCTTTTAAGTCTGATGTTGATGAGTACTTGCAGCCTTGGGCAGGAGAAGATACTGTTCGTGTAGCGGAGTATTTCGTTAAAGAACCTAAGAATGAAACGTTGTATTTACTTGCAGATGGTTCAACGACTACAAAACTTAAAAAGGGTGAAGTATCTATAGATAAAAGAAAAACAGATAGTTACACTATCATGTGGTATCTTCTTTCTGGTGATAGCATACTCGCGTCTAAAGAATGGGTTGGCAAGAAGTACATTCCAATTGTTCCTATTTGGGGTAAAGAATTTAATGTTGCTGGTCAAAGAGTTCTGCGTAGTTTGATTAGAAATGCTAAAGACCCACAGAGACTGTATAACTATTGGCAATCAAGTGATACAGAGACTGTTGCAATACAACCTAAGTCACCTTATATTCTTACACCTAAACAAGTACAAGGACATGAACAACAGTGGAATCAAACCAATAAAAAGAATTATCCTTACTTACTTGTTAATCCTGATAAGGATGCTCCTGGTTGGCCGCAACGACAGCCACCTCCGCAAGTTTCAAGTGCAATGGTGCAGAAACTTAGGGATAGTGATCAGGAAATTCGAGATACTGTAGGAATTCAAAAGTCTTCTCTTGGTATGCAGGGCAACGAGCGAAGTGGTGCTGCAATTAGAGAGAATAAACGAGAAGGCGATGTAGGAACATTCTCGTTCATTGATAATTTATCTAGATCCTTAGAACATACGGGAAGAATTCTTGTTGATATAGCTCCAAGTCTTTTAGATACAGAGCGTATAGTTAGACTTGGGTTAGACAATGGTGGGTTTGAATTTACTAAAGTAAACGTCGAAGGAGAGAATGGAGAAATCTTTAATGACTTATCCATTGGAACTTACGATGTTGTTGTTACTGTTGGACCTTCGTTTGAAACGCAGCGGACTGAAGCAAAGATATCTATTCAAGAATTTATTCAGTACTTTCCGCAAGCGGCACCTGTTATTGGTGATGTTTATGCTAAGATTATGGATTGGCCTGGTGCAGATGATCTTGCTGAGAGACTTAAATTTCTGCTTCCGCCAGAACTTAAAGCACAACTTGCTGCAGCGGCGGCGAAACGAGCAGGCGAGGAGGCTCCCCCTCCGGCCGAACCGCCTGCGCCGCCTCCCGATCCTGTTGCAGAGGCTAAACTGAAAGAAGCTGGAGTTAAATTAGAAGAGGCTAATGTAAAGTTAGAGCAGGAACGAGTGAAACTTAAAGAGGCTGAAGTTAAGTTAGAAATTTTAAAGGCTTCATCTAAAGAAGAATTACGCAGAGCAATTGAAGAAGTCTTAGCCGAGGGTGAAGGAGCTACTGATGAAAAAGGAATATGATGTTTTAAATAAGTTGAGTCCTGCCGCAGGTAAGGGAAAAGTGAAAAAGAAAGAGAAGTCGAAGAAATACTCTGTACTAAATAAACTTAAAGCTATTACTGATGGGAAAGGTGGTAAGACTTTACAATCAATGGCTAAGAAACGGAGGGGTCGATGAAATGAAGTTAGTAAGTATGCAATTGCCTAAAGTGTCTAAAAAGGAGATGAAGGAAAGGTGTATGCCTTCTATCGAAGATGAGGACAGGTGGCCATACGGTCTTGCAATTAGTTTCGATACTGAGCAGATAGATAAATTGCCGGCACTTAAAACATTTAAACTTGGGGATAAAATTCTGATTATGGGCGAAGCAACTGTCACTGAACTTGAGATATCTGAACGTCAAGTTACAGGAGGAAAGGATAGGACTAGACGTCATATTAGAATGCAGATAGAACAGATTGGTTGCGAAGCTAAAGTTAAAAAGAAACCTGAAAAGATGAGTACTAAAGAATATCGAAATATGAGAGAAATGGAAGGTAAGTAATTATTAGTCCTTAACCCAGCGTAAATTCGCTGCATCAAGTCATAGGAGGCTTGCGATGTTACAATCATTAGATGAAATAAAAAGTGCAGAATTATCAGTAAGTGGTGTGATTAACGGAGTTGATAACGCTAATTTGTTATCAGTAGATTCTACTGCACCAGTATCGTCACCAACAGATATTGCTGGTGCTGAAGTAATAGTAGATGATGATAAAAAGGAACTTACTGATACTGAAGTAAAGACAGAGACAGCGGAAGAAATCGCTGCTAAAGCTGCCGCAGAGGTCAAAGATGATGTGGTTGTCACTGATCCTGTGGTTAAGCCTGCTATTAAAAATGATCCGGCTAAACGTATAAGTAAACTTACGAAGAACTGGAGAACAGCGGAGCGCTCTAGAGATGCTGAAAAAGCAAGACGAGAAGCTGCAGAAAAAGAATTGCGAGAACTTAAAGCAACTATTCCTACTTCTGAAAAGCCAAATAGAGAAGACTTTGAAGATGATATAGAGTTTATCGAAGCTCTTACTGATTGGAAAGTTGAGGATAAGTTACGGATTGCACAGGTAGAGAAGACCACGAGTGCGAACAACGAGGATACACAGCAAACTGCTGCAACTGTTGGACAAGAGATTGATGATGTTTTAGAACGAGGACGAGATAAGTACGATGACTATGATGAACTCGTTTTTGCTGAGGAACTTGTCCTCCAGCAAGATGTAATTGAAACAATACTTACATCAGATATTCCTGAAGAATTGTTTTACTA